CCAGTAGTTTTCTGAAAGGTGGAAATGACCGTGACTGGTCGGCAAATTTTGACTGGCTCATTATGGACGGCAATATGGCCAAGGTGCTAAGCGGCAATTATGACAATAAGCCTAAAAAGCCAGCGCCTCCTACAAAGTCAGCAGCAGTTTATAACAGCTATCCACAGCGCCAGCGTAGTCAAGCAGACTATGACGCTTTGGAGCGTGCGTTATTAAACCAGCAGAGTCCACCAGACACAGCCGGTAATAATCCAGAGATACAGGCAAGAGCTGAGGCGCTGCAAGAGCGGTTAAAAGGTTAGGAGGTTATAAGTGAAAGTTTTAAGTTTATTTGATGGAATTTCTTGTGGAATGGTTGCACTTGAAAGAGTGGGCATACCAGTAGAAAGATATGTAGCATACGAAATAGAACCCAATGCAATTAAGATCAGCAAAAAGAATTATCCTCAGATTGAGCATTGCGGGGATGTAACCACGGCAGACTTTACCCAGTATGAGGGCTTTGATTTACTGATAGGCGGCAGTCCGTGCCAGGATTTATCTAATTATAAAATGGGAACTACTGGCGCAGAGGGCTTAGAGGGGTCAAAGAGTAATTTATTTTATCACTTTGTCAGGGCTTTAAGAGAATGTAAGCCAAAATATTTTCTGCTTGAAAATGTGGCAAGCATGGAGCAGAAGTGGGCAGACGTTATAAGCGCTGAGCTTGGCGTACAGCCTATTATGATAAATTCCGCTCTTGTATGTGCGGCAGAGAGAAAGCGGCTTTACTGGACTAACATACCTGTAAAGGAACTGCCGGAGGATAAAGGCATAATGCTTAAAGACATAATTCTACCGGCCAAGGAAGTGCCAGAGAATTTCTGGTATGGAGATAAATACGAATATACATATAACGGCGACGATAAAAAAGTACAGTGTACCCTCCATGTAAAGGGCTGGCACAGAAACATGAAAGAAGTTTACAACATTAACGGCAAGTGCAATACCATTTTATGTGATGGTGGCGGCGGCCACAGACAGAAAAAGATATACCAAAATGGAAAATGCCGCAGACTTATGCCAATAGAATATGAGCGCTTGCAGACACTGCCTGACAATTATACGGACTGTGTAGCAAACAGCCACCGCTATAATGGTGCTGGAAACGGCTGGACCGTAGATGTAATTGCTCATATATTCACATATTTAAAGGAGCTGATGTAATTGAGCAGTATTACCAAGGAAACACGTAAAGAAAGCTATGAGAAAGTAGACAGCGCTACTATGTGCCGGTTGGTGCTGGACGTTCTTTCTAATGGCAAGCCAGCCACGGCCAAAGAAATAGCCGTGATTCTGTATGAGCGGCACTTAGTACCCTACCCAGTGCGTCAGGCAGTAGCGCCTAGACTTACAGAGCTAGAGAGCGTGGGGATAGTCGAGGTCAGTGGTAAAGCTTATGACGTGGAGACTAAAAGAACAGTAGCAGTATATAGGCTGGTGGGAACATGAAAAGTATTATACAGACTGAAAAAGTATGTTTTCTTTGTGGAAACAGCACCCCTACTGGGTTTTATGACGGCTTAGAAGAACATCATATTTTTTTTGGTACAAGCAATAGAAAAAACAGCGAGAAAAGAGGTTTAAAAGTTTGGCTGTGTGGTGAGACGTGCCACAGGAACGGTAAAAAAGCAGCTCATAAGAACAGAGAGACAGACCTATACCTTAAACGCATAGGGCAAGAGGCTTATGAGGCTACATATGGAGACAGACCAGACTTTATACGTGAATTTGGCAAAAGTTATTTATAGGAGGCAAGGCGCACTAATGCAACAGGAATACACACAGTTAAACCTATCTTATGAGATGGAGAAAAAGAGTAATAAAGACCATGTGGCTACTCCTAGATATGTTGTGGAGGATATATATAAGCTCATACATATTGAGGACTTTAACTCTATATGGTTTCCGTTTAATAACTATGACAGTGAATTTAAGCTAAAAGCAGATGAGCTAAATCTAAAATACAAAGCAACTCATATATTTGATGATTTAGGGAATGACTTTTTTAAGACAGAGCCACCAGAGGGCTGTGATTTACTTATAAGTAACCCACCTTTTAGTATACAAAATGACATTATAAAACGGACTTTTGAGCTGATAGAGGAAAAGAAAGTAAAAGCTTGCTGTTTGCTTTTACCGCTCGCCACATTGGAAACGCCAGCGAGGGCTGAGATTTATCAAAAATATGCTGATAAACTATCAATTTTAATATTCAAGAAAAGAATTAAATTCATAGGTCATACACAGGTATTTAATAAAGGCTGCTGCTGGATATGCTATAACATCAAATCGCTAATGGATAACAGAATTTACTGGGTTTAAGAAAAGGAGGCTATATGTTAAAGAAAATGAACATTAACTGGAACGCACGCCAGTTAGCTAAAATGTGCGTGAATGGAAGTATCACATTTGATAACGCTATACAGCGTGGCTATGTATGGGATATAAAGCGTAAGTCATTACTTATAGAGTCAATGGCTTTAGGCTATCCTATACCAGCCTTTTACGCTAAGCGTGATGAAAGCAAAGTATTTGATATGCTGGACGGTAAACAAAGGTCTAGCGCTATAGCAGAGTACTTTAATAATGAGTATGCGTTAGAGGGTGTATGTGAGGAGCTGGAGGGCAAGTATTTTAATGACCTACCAGAGGAGATCAGAGACGATATTATAAGCTACTCCCTCACGGTGTACTACTTTGAGGATATTACAGAGGATGAGGTAAATGAAATGTTTTACCGCCTTAACAATGGCAAGGCACTTACAGCCATAGAACTTACGAGAGTAAAGGCTAAGTCATTTGAAAAAATCAAGGAAATAAGCAAACACCCTATATTTACAGAGGCATTAAAAGAGAGCCAGATTAACAAGTATACCAATGAGGACATAGTTATAAAGGCGCTCATTATGCTTAACGTTAAAAAGCCTAGCCTTAAGAATGACTTTATCAGACCGTACATTATAGAGCATGAGATAACAGACGAGGAAAAGGCAACAGTAGAAAAGGCTTTAACTCAGGTTATGGCGGTACATAACTTGCTTTTAAAAAATGGAGCTGACAGAGTGGCTAAAAAGCTGTACACACGTACACATTTAATTAGCATGATACCGCTGGCTTATAGTGAGAGCGATACAGAAAAGCTTGCAAGCTTTGTACAGTACTTTTTCACTCCACCTAAGAGGGGTGTGAGTATAAGTAGCGCCTATAACGTTAACTCTACCAGTGGCTCTAATAGTCAGTATGCAGTAGATATAAGAGATAGCGAGTTAAGGGAGTATTACAATATACATTTTAAAGAGTATCAAGATAAGTATTTAGGAGGTGGCAGCATTGGAGAATAATATATATAACAAACTTTCAAACCTAAGAATAGCATTACAAAAAGAGTCAGTTAAAGACTTTGACGAGCTTATGAACATAGTTACTGTTAAATGTAAGTTTTACAAAATGCTGCCTCTCTACTGTCTTTATGACAACGAGGCTACATTAACGCTGGTAAACGTAGAGGACATACAGGACACGATCAAGTTTACAGCCTCTACAGACAAGATAGCCGTTAAGGATATTAAGCAGTATTTATATAAAATGGCGTTTGAGGTAGACGGTGTAAAACAATACATATCACCAAAGCAATATATAGAGCTTACTGAACGCATTAAGGCGCTGGGTGTGAGTGAAAAAGACATACTGGACAGATACCAGCTTACTAGCTTAACAGATATGACCACAGAGATATATAGACGCTGTACCACAGTATTAGACCAGATGACAAAGGAGGGCAAGAAATGACCATAAAGGAAAAGAAAAGGGAGATAGAAAGATATTGCGAAAGCTCGACTTGTGACGATTGCGTAATAAATAGCATGGTAAGACGTGGTGAAACATGCGATTGTCTGCACGTTAGAGAGGGTGTAGAAGAAAAGTTATTAGACGTTGCACTACAGGCTATAGCTAAGGACTATGAAACAGCAACGCCATTAGATGAAATAAAAGGAGCGGTAAAAATGGAAAAGCAAACAATTACAATCAGTGTAGAGAGATTTGAGGAACTTGTTAAAAAAGAAACCTTATTGGAGCAGCTGACAAAAGGTAAAGAGATAGAAATGTATTTAAAAAATAAAGATGGGGGTAAAACTTATGCTTAATCAGAGTATCTTAATGGGGCGTCTCACTAGAGACCCCTCTATAAAATACATACAGGGTAGTGATAACGCTGTAGTACAGTTTACGCTAGCAGTGGACAGAGACTATAAAGCAGCTGGCGAGGATAAGCCTAAGACTGATTTTATTAACTGTGTGGCATGGAATAAGACGGCTGAGTTTATCTCTAAGTACTTTGCACAGGGTAGCTTGATTATAGTTTTAGGCAGTATAGAAACTGACAGCTACACAAATAAAGACGGTGTAAAGGTGTACACAACTACAGTAAAGGTGGATCGTGCGTTTTTCTCTGGAGAAAAGCGAGGCAACACAGAGGGCAACAACTTAGAGCCTAGCCCTGATGGTTTTATGAATATACCAGATGGCGTAGAAGATAGTGGGCTACCATTTAACTAGGAGGTGTTATATGAGAGCAGTAATAGAGGCTGACGATTTTAAACAAATAATCAATGCAACTAAAAAATTTGTAGGTGATACGTCTAATAGAATGATGTCATATATCTATCTTGAAATAAACGCAGACTCAAAGGAGATTAGAGCAACCGCCTTAGATGGTTACAGGGTTTCAATAGAATACGCCAAAGTAAAAGAGGTGGACGAGTCTTTTAATTGTTTTGTAAAGCCTATTATTCCTAAGGTCACAAAATATGACAGAGACGCAGTACTAGAAATGGTAGATAATAAGCTACTCATTACAGTAGGTAACAATATTACAGGCTATATACAGCCAGAGGGTGAATACTTCAAGGTAGATGACTTAATAAAAAACTTAAGCGCTGATGAAGTGGGAGCGACTATATGGGTTAACCCTACACTACTAAAGGCAGCACTTGAAAATGTAGCAGATATGCAATATAGAAAGGCGGTAAAGCTGATTATACCTAAAGACCCTAAAGCAGCTATAAGGGTTGAGAGCGGTATAAAGAGAGAAAAGAGAAACCTTAAATTTATACTGCCAGTAAGGGGAATGGAGGAAAAGTAAAATGCCAGTATGTGAAGACTGTAGAAAAGAAGTTGTAAGAGACTATCAGGTGATAGAGACAAAGCGCAAAACAAAGTTATGTTTCTGTAATGAGTGTATGGCTAAGTATACCAGAAAAGAGGTAAACAGTGCAAACGATAGTAGCAAACCTATTCGATAGTATCAAGCGGTTAAGGTCTACTATTGATAAGCGCTATGAGGTTGCAGAGAAACGAGCTAACGCAGAGTATTTATATCGTACAGAGTTAGGGCGAGAAATGGCAGAGGCTAAGGCTAACGGCATGGCTAATACCGCTCTGTACGATTATTGCAGAGGCATAGACAAGGTGGCTAAGTTACGTGCTGATAGAGACCTATTAGTAGCTCAAGAGGAATATTTAACAGAGCTGATATTTTACTACAGAGCCAGTATAAGAGTATACGAGGGCGAGGCGGCAGCAGAGAGGAAAGGACTATAGTATGAGGAAATATATTTTTATTTTAACTGTAAAGCTGATAAGGAAATATTTTAGTGAGGGTATATCTGTCGTTGTTGATAGAGAAGAAAATATCATAGCTTATCGGTGGACATGGACTAAGGAGCTGGATGACGCAGTATTAAAAAACAGAGTAAAAAAATAAAAGGACTATAGGAGGTGCAATATGCAAATAACAGATGAGCATTATGATTACTTGATGAAAAAAAGACAAACTGTATTAAAGAAAATACAGCCGTTATGTGACGCTTTTGGTTATGACTGTGATTATGTTATTAATCGTAATTATGGACAAACAGAAACGCTTGTTATAAATGGCACAAGAATAGGGTGTACAGGTAACAGCGAGAGTGCTATTATACGTGAATTTATCGGCTATTTATTTATAGTCATATGGTGTCATGATCGAGAGTTTCCATTTAGGACGCAGATAATGAACCGTGTTAAACGATACTGGTTAAATTAAGATTTGTGGAGGTAAAAACATGAGAGTGATTGATATTTTTGTAGGTAGAAGAAACAAGGTAGATAATGCGTATTTGCATGAAGTAAGAGAACTATTCACAGAGTTTATAGTAAATAGAAGTACAGAGCTTGCACATTACATAGAACATAAAGATTATGATGGAATATCAGAGGAAGTTGAAAACTGGCTATCAGAAGATTGCCACTCGTCAGAAGATTGATTAATTAAGAATTATGGAGGTAATGATATGGGTTTACTTGATAGAATAGCAAATTATTTCAAAGAATGGGACGGCATAGACGAAACTGCCCCTAAAATGGAATTAAGCATCAATGACCTCAGATATATCGCAAATATGCATATCGAGCGTGGTAGATTGGTTAAAAACTTAAATAATGCAAATATCAAAATAGAAAATATGAAATTGCTTTTGGAAAAATCAGCAGAAGAAATTGAAAATCTGTATGGAAAAGAAACCGATTTATCAAAAGAAATTAGAGATTTAATTGGTTAGGCAAATTAAGATTTGTGGAGGTGATTGATTTTGAGTAAGAGAATATTTAGCAAGTCCGATAGTAAAGAGGCGATACTTAATAAATGCCCTATTTGTGGCGAGGAATTAGAGTATGTAGCACTTAATCAATATTCAGATGTTTATAGAATTTTGAAAAACGGAAAAATCTCCAAAACAAGAAAGTTTAGACGAGATGAGGGTTCTATGGAGTGTGGATTTATTGCTTGTTCAAAATGTGAATTTCATACGGATTGCGATTTTGATACGGATACTACTGAAGATTATAAACATATCTATATTCACGAAAATGACAATCATCAATTTATGATTGAGACTGAAACAAAATAGATAAATTGAAATTTAAGGAGGCAATAAATACATGAAACAACCAAAGAAACCAACCAGATCACAAAAGGAGCTAATGACTAAAAATAAATTAGTATCTAGTAACTGGTCTGTAGTATCAGAGAGTAAGACAGAGCTGGTAGTAATGAATAAAAAATCAAAGACTCAGAGGGTGCTAGTAAAGTAGTCAGGAGGTAATAAACATGAAGTATTGTGTAGTTGGAACGTTTAAAAGAAAGCGTAAAGACTGTGAGGGAGAGACACAGGACTGTGAAAGCTACAGCGAGGCATTAAGAGTAAAGGAAGAATGGAAAAGGAGTAACAAGTATAAAGCTGTAATCATTGTAAATATGGATTAGGCAGCAGTTAGGAGGACATATGAAACCAATATTATTTAATACAGAGATGATAAGAGCCATATTAGAGGGTAGAAAGACGGTTACTAGGCGTGTGGTGAAATTTGAAAAAGACAAAAACCCTAACTGGACTGGTTATATAAAAGACGGTCTTACTCTGTACAATGGCAAAAATGAGCCGTGTAGTTTACCAACGCCCTATCAGGTTAATGATGTGCTGTATGTAAGGGAAACATGGCACACTTACATTAAGCGAGTGGGAGAGGGTGAACAGTGCCACCTAGAGAAGTTTTACGGTTATAAAGCGAGCGTAGCAAATAGTGAGGACGCTAACGAAAAGTGGAAACCGTCTATACATATGCCAAAGGCAGCAGCCAGAATATTCTTACGTGTTAAGAGTGTCAAGGTGGAGCGGTTACAGGATATGACAAAAGAAGATATGTTAAAAGAGGGTATTGTAGACCATTGTAAAGACTGTAAAGCTACTTTTGGTTGTGACCTATGTATAAATGAGGGAGTAACAGTAGAAGATGAGTTTTGGAGTTTATGGACTAGAACTATAAAAAAGGATCAGCTTAAAACATATGGCTGGTACGCTAACCCTTATGTATGGGTTATAGAGTTTGAGCGGATAAGCAAAGAGGAGGCGTATAGTAATGAATGAGTTAAGACCTTGCATAGTTAACGGCAATAAAAAAGCACTTTTTCATATGTGGGAACAATACTCAGATATTATAGCGCCTAGTCCTATGGTAGGTGGTCATGGTGGCGGTGTGCTTAATTATGTTATGGGGATTATAGAAACAGAGGACGGACAAGTCATAAAAGTACACCCACATACCATTAGATTTATAGATAACAAAATACGAGAGTATGTTTTTGATAATGAGGCAGCAGTACAGGAGGTGGGTAATGAGCGATAAAAAACCATATTATAGACATTGTAATAATTGCGTATGGTGTTTCCGTAGTGCTACATATGAGGTGGTTTGTGAAGTTAAACATATCAAACGCCATAAAGGGAGATTAAGAGCTTTGTTTTGTCGATTTTTTAAACAGGAGGTGTAACAATGTCAATATTTGAGAGTTGGTTTAGGCGTTATAACTATATGAAAAATATAAGTAAATTATTAACGCCAAAAGAATACGGAATATTATTACAAAACAGATCGAGAAGAAAGAAAAAGAGGAGGGGTACAAGATGGAGTTAATAACTGAGGACGGTAAAAAGATACCAATAGGCGTAACTATGATAGGTGGGCGTATAGTAGAAATGTCTCTTTTAAGCATACCACAGCTAGAAGTTGGTATAGATAGAGCCACAGAGGGCGAGGATGTAACAGTTATGTCAGTTATACCACCATTAGCCACAGGTGGCGTTATACATGGTGAGTCAGTCACGTTACCAGAGGTGGGTGAGCGAGTTATAAGCCTTAATAAGAGTATAATATCTCCTCAAGGAATACGTAAATTTATGTGGGCTTTAGGTTTAACCAATAATAGGCGTAAGCGTCATGGCTTGCCAATGTATAGAAAGATAAGGAGGTATGGATATGACAAGACAAGAAGTACATGAGATATTTTGCAGCATGGACGATAAAGCCAAAATGGAGTTAGCTAGTAGTTGCTATTTGAGTGGTATAACAGTAGAGGCTCTTGAGGAGACAATGGCTAGTATAACTACAGTTGTAGAGGCAGTTGTAGCGCCAATACTTGAGGGTTATAGATACCTTAACGGAGGTGGCGAGTAATGACACCAGAGCAGATCAGAGAGGTAGTTAAGCTTACACTGGACGAGCTTACACAACGTAAGCAGTATAAGCCTTTTAATTACACAGCTGTATTACAGATTATGGACAAGAGACTATATAGCTTTTTCAAAGGAGCGGAAGACAGAGAGCTAGTTAATATCTTGCGCCAGTATTCAGATGATACATATATAGACGTAATCTATATGCAGTATAGAGACCGTAAGACAATAGAGTGGATAGCTGAGTATATGGAAAAGGACACCAGTACAATTAAGCGTAACAAAAAGCGCCTTATTATGAAGATATATGAGGCAATAGATACATAGAGAGGTGGTATAGATGATTAAGGGTAAATTATATGAGCTAATCAAACCGTTAACACTCAAGCACCTGTATACAGAGCCAGCAGAGGTAACGGTAACGCCTGAGTGGGGGAAGTGGGAAGTTATTAGCAGCAACAAAAGTAAAAAGCTTGTTAAGCTAAGGTTAAGAGACCCACAAGACCCATATACTAGAATAATGAGAATTTATGTAGAGGTGTTTAATGAGTATTTTAAGGAAGTGAGTTAAAGATATGACAATACAAGAACGATCTAAAAAATACGGTTGTAGTGGAGAGTGTGATAAAAAATGTATGGCTATAGATACTTGCCCTGAAACAAAGAATAAAGAGTTTGTAGCTACAGTATCAGCAGCTTTAATAATTTTATCTTTTCCAATTGCGATAGTTATATTATTTATCTTAGCGGTAATGAGGTGTTTATAAATGAAAAGAGTTATATGTATTATTTTAAGCCCACTATTTAGGTTGGGGCTACTGCCAAAGTTAAAACCTACAGGAATACATAAACCTCAACAGGTGTATATAGGAGAAAAGGGGTGTAAGAATGTTGAAAACCAGATACATACATGAGGTATTATATAACGAGGCAAACAAGGGAAAAGACATAAAGGCAACAGTAGAAAATTACAAATTTTATTCAAAGTGCATAAGAGTCTTAAGCAAGAAAAAGGGAAAAGAAAAGCTTATACGCAGAATAGAGTTACTGAGAGATAAACAAGCTAGAGACTATATGTATTATAGCTCAAGGTAATAGAGGGCAGCAGAATATTTTCAAGGGCAGAGTTGCAACGAGCTAGGGCAGCAGTGCAGCCGAGATAACGAGGAGTATGGGCAAAATAACGAGGGCAGCAGTCTTAAGCGTTACAGAGGCGTCTAAATATAGGCGTCTCTCTTTTTGTGTCATATTTTGGGTGCGCCACGTAGTGCCATTGTACAATAAACATTATATTTCTATAATGTTTGCATAATTCAAACTACCAATAAAGGAGGTTATAATCATGGACTTTACACAATTTATCAAGCCAGAGTTACTTGTACTTGTGGTGGCGCTTTATGTGCTGGGTGCAGTCTTAAAACATACAGCAAAGATTAAGGATAATTTTATACCTGTTATCTTAACAATTATCTCTATTATCCTTGCTTGTTTGTATGTGTTAGGTACTGAGGGCGTTACAGCTACAAGTATATTTACAGCCATAGTACAGGGCATTATTTGTGCTGCTGTATCAGTATATGGTAATCAGGTGTATAAGCAACTTACAGAGTCATCTTAGGAGGTGGCTAAGTTGTGAGTACAGAAGAAATTATAGGTATTGTGGTTGTGGTAGGTGTGCCTTTAGTAGTTAGTCTTATAGCGTTGATAAAACCTATTATTAACCTCAATACCAATATTACAGAATTAAACGTCACTATGAGACAGGTCATATCAGATAATGATGAGATTAAGGATGAATTAAAAGAGCATAGCGACACGTTAACAGATCATGAAAAAAGGCTTTATTTAATGGAGCATAGAAAGGAGTACAAGCATGGTAAAGATAGCTATTGACGCTGGGCATGGATATAAAACCCTTGGCAAGCGTTGCATGAAAAAGCTGGACGCCAACCAGACGAGAGAATGGGCGTTAAATGACCGTATAGCAGACAGATTAGAAGAGTTATTAAAAGGCTATGGCTGTGAAGTGTTGAGAGTTGATGACACAACAGGTAACGCAGATATAGCACTAGGTAAAAGAACCAAAGCAGCTAATAACTTTAATGCTGATATATATATTAGTATTCATCATAACGCTGGAATTAAGGGCGGTACTGGTGGCGGTACTAATGTATATTACTATGAGGGTAATCAGGCGTTAGCTCAGAGATTATATGACGCTGTTGTAGCTCAGACAGGACTTGTAGGCAATAGAGCTAGCAAGACTGTAAAGAGTACTTTATATGTGCTTAAGCATACAAACATGAAAGCGTTGTTAATAGAAAATGGCTTTATGGATAGCGCTATTGATGTGCCTATTATTTTAAGTAATGAACACGCAAACAAGACCGCTCAGGGTATTTTAAACTTTTTAGTAAATGAGTTTAAGTTAAAGAAAAGCGGTGCAGCAACAACACAGACAACAGCAACAGTAACAACAGGTAGCACTGTAGGCAGTTTTAAGGTTAAGGTAAAAGTAAGCAGCCTTAATTATAGAACTGGAGCTGGCACAGAGTACCCAGTAAGGGGAGCAATTAAAGACAAAGGCGTATATACCATTGTTGCCACAGCTAAGGCTAAAGATGGCGGTACATGGGGTAAGTTAAAGTCTGGTGCTGGCTGGATCAATATAGGCAGTGGTTACGTAAAAAGGTTAATATAAGGCGGTGATATTATGGCTCAGTGGAATAAAAAAGATATTGTCATGGAAAACATGGACAAAATAAAAGAGTGGCTGAGTCAAGGCGTCACTATGAGGGCTATAGCTGCAAACTTGCACATTAGCCCTCAAACCCTCTATAAGTATATGAATTTAGAGGGTTTGGACACTATAAAAAATGCGAGAGCGCCAGCAGTGCAAGAGCTTGAAAACACTATGTACACCACAGCTACAGGCTATACCAGAAAAGTTAAAAAGTACGCAAAACTCAAACGTACATTGTATGACGAGGGAAAGAAGTACAAAGAATGGGAGGAAATGGTAGAGTATGAAGAGGAAATATATTACCCTCCAGACACTACTGCTGGTATATTTTTACTCAAGAACTGGGGCGCTTATATGAATGAGCCTAGAGCTATGGAAATACGCAAAAAGGAGCTTGAGCTAAAAGAGAAACAAGTAGACGCTAATACGTGGTAGCTACTTAGGAGGTATACAAATGATATTTAATTTAATAAAGCATGCTAAGCAACTCTTGTATAGTAATATCAAGAGTAAGAGTAAAGCAGTTAATGTACAGGACGCTATAGACGAGGCTTTATTTTCAGTAAATGATATTGTTGAGTACTTAGGTAAAAGTAAAAATTTACTTAATCATACTATCACTATAACGGAGAAGAATGGACTTACTTTTACAGTTAATGAAGATAAGAGTATTACTGTAAGTGGAATAGCAACAGCAGATACTACATTAACATTAGCAAGATTGGAAACACATGAGTTAGAATTTAATGAGAGTGTGATATTTAGCGGTTGCCCTAGTGGGGGTAATACAGAAACATATTGTATGATGATACAACTTCATCATATGGATATGACAGTAAGAGTAACGTATGATATAGGAGAGGGTTATACCTTAGATGCAGATGAATACCCTGTATATTTGTATTCATTAGCTATATGTGTGAAAAGTGGACAAGTGATGGATAACGTAGTATTTAAACCTATGATTAGACTTGCTAGTGAAACAAGTGAGTATGAGCCAAATAGAGGTGTTGATAGAGTTGCGAGTATAGAAACACAGGTAAAGCAAATAGATGCGGAATTAGATACACATAGATCGTTAGGTGTACCAACCAAAAGCATAAAGGAAGGCGATGATCTTGATAACTATCTAACGGCAGGAACTTTCAAGAAAGCAACTTCATCATTAACAGTATCGAATGAGCCTAACGGTGGTATTTTGGGAGAGTATAAGCTGATTGTAGAGCATTTATCTAAATCTACATATATCAAACACACTATTATATTAGCATATTCTAGCATGGTGTATGAGCGTTATCGCTACTATTCAGACGGTTGGAAATGGTCATCTTGGAAAATTACACAATCATATTATGGTGGAGATGGTAGCATTGTAACTAATGAAAATTACATCAATTACGGCACCACATATGCAGTGGTAAACGGAATTTGTTTTATAACTTTAAATGTCAAGGTTGAGGCTGTGTCTACGAATTGGGTGACTATATGTAAAGATTTACCAGTACCAGTAAGAAAATGGGCGTTTAATAGTGATAGTTTCAGTGCAAATGCCGCAGAACCGTTATCAATAGAAGTTGATGACATTGGGCAATTAAATATTGCGTTCGGAAGTACTGGATACCGTTATATGCATACATTATTTTATCCAATCGCATAAAATACACACTTTACATATGAAACTTTAACGTATTTCATATGATATTGCATAAAAACGTCAAAGAAAGGAGTGATATACCATGGAGGTACACAATAGACAAACACACCGAGTAGTGCGTGTTTTTTTGGTAATTAAAGAGAGGCGTTATAGATGAGTCTGTATAATTTTTATCGCTCTAAGGAGTGGGTTAATTTATTAAAGTTAATACGTAACGAGCGTATCAATTCCGAGGGATATATTATATGCGAGCATTGTGGTAAGCCTATAGTAAAAGCCTATGACTGTATAGGTCATCATAAGATAGAACTTACTGAGGAAAACTATACAGATTATAGTATATCTCTTAACCCTGATAATATAGCGCTGGTACATCATAGGTGTCACAATCTTATACATAATAAGTTGTCATATTCACAGCGCCAAGTATATGTAGTATACGGCTCTCCTTTGAGCGGTAAAAGTACATATGTAGCTGAGGCTATGAGTGAGGGTGATCTAATTATAGATATAGATAATATATGGCAGTGTGTGAGCGGTTGTGACAGATATGTTAAGCCACCTAGACTTAGTAGTATAGTATTTAGCGTGAGAGATAAGTTACTAGAGTCTGTTAAGTTTAGACAGGGTAAGTGGCTTAATGCTTATGTAATTGGTGGTTATCCATTCAAGGCAGAGCGTGACAGATTAGTAGATAGCTTAGGGGCTAGAGAAATATATATAGATACCAGCAAAGACGAATGTCTTAAACGCTTGTATGCGTGTGAGGATAGAGACGTTAAAAGCTGGGAGCGGTATATAGACGATTGGTGGCTACAGTATAACGGTGGATATTAAAGTATATAACAGAGGCGTCTTTATGGCGTCTCTGTTTTGTTATGTCGTTCATATTTTGGGTGCGCCACGTAGCGCCATTGTGCAATAAACATTATATTTTTATAATGTTTGCATAACATACCCCCCTATCCAAATTTATTTTTGAATTACAGGGGACTGTTAGGGGGAACTGTTCTTTCACAGGATTGAATTTTAAACGAGATTTTTTAAAATGAAAAATCAGTATTTTAAAATAAAAAATCTTATTAAAACCGATATAACAGGCTATTCAGCCTATTATATACATATGGACTCCTGAGATAGTAGGATCATGCTGTTAAGAGCGGTGCGAGACCGTTTGCTATCGTATCTTTTTAACAAGGAGTCGAGAAAAAGTTAAGCTATGGAGGTAAACATAATGAAAGTAAGACCGATTAAGACTTATAACGATTTAGTGCTTAAAAGAATGGTGACACCAAGTGATCCACCTTTTGAAGTGTCAGAGGAAAGAGCAGCAGAGCTTACTACAGCAAATAATAAAGCTGGTTATCCTTTGTGTGAGATTGTAGAGGAAGAGGGAACAACACCAGACGAGTCTACAGCTCCAGACTTAGAGACAGACGCACCAATAGACTCAGACTTTCCAGATACAGAGATAGTAGCACCGTTGAGCGAGGAGCTGGCTAAAGACGCTGAGACAGTAGACGTTAATGAGGCTGAGGCTGAGCCGATAGAGCTAGCAGAGTCAGAGGCAGCACCAAAGGCTAAGAGTCGCAATAAAAAGGAGAACTAAGCTATGTATAAGCTGGTGGAAAAAGTGGACGTTTTAACAGAGCTTAACGCTGGCGCTAAAATGTACCTGGTGGACATTCCTACACAAAGAGTTATAGCGTGTGATGAGATGACTATAGGTGCTGTATTGTCATTTATTGACAAGCCAGAGGCTATGTTTTTTAAGGTAGTAAGTAATGAGTAGGCGTGAGGAGATAGTTAAGTTAATAGGTGAAGAGTCTATACAGCTGGTAGATGAGGTTATAGATGAGGTTGTATTTTTAGAGGAAAAATTGGAAGAGCTAAAAAAGCTGCCCTTTATACAAGTACACCCAGCAGACGCCAGCAAGCAGCGTAATACTCCAGCTGCAAAAATGTACAAGGAGTTTTTACAACAGTACATTAACTGTATAAAGCTCATAGAGGGAGTTATATACAAAGATAAACGCCTAGAGGGTGACGAAACAGAGGAAAGCCCTTTAAGGGAGTGGTTTAGAAACAATGGTAATACAGCAAAAAAAGATATGGACACCTGATAACTCTTTTCTACTTGAATATCACGCAAAAATAGAGGCTGGTGAAATCATAGTGGGGCGTGAACTCTGGCAAGAGTTAAACAATTTAAAAGAAGACCTTTTAAATGACGCCTATATTTATGATACACAAGACGCCTTGCTACGCATGGACTTTATGGAGAAATGCGTAAGACTTACTAAGTCACCTTATTATAACAAGCCAATGGTGTTAATGCTATGGCAAAAGGCATTTATAGAGGCTGTGTACTCTTTCAAGATGAGTGATAATACTTTAAGACGTTTTAAAAAAGTAATATTACTTATCGCACGTAAGAATACTAAAAGCGAGACTTGCAGCGCTTTAGGACTTAGCGAGTTTTTTTTAGGAAATGCTGGCGCTGACATAGTATGTAGCTCTAATGATGATGGACAGGCAAGCCTGATTTATGACGCTATTGACACTATGAGGCTATTGATAGACCCTGAGCAGCTAGACAGTAAACGTAATCAGCGTTTTATTTTGAATAAAGTCAATAACTCTAAGATATTTAAGTTGTCTGATCGTACAAGAAATAAAGAGGGGCGTAACATTGATATAGCATTTTTGGACGAGAGCCATGAGATGAAAGATAATGTTATAGCTAAATCTGTAGAGCAGTCTCAAAGTCTTAAAGACGAGCCACTTTTTATAAATCTGACAACAGAGGGCTTTATAGTTGACGGCTATTTAGATGAGGAGCTAACAAAAGCAAGAAAGATTATAAAAGGTGAAGAGGACGGCATAGCTGCTATACGTACCTTGCCGTGGTTTTATACACAAGACTCAGAACAGGAAGTATGGCAAAACAGGGCAAGCTGGGTAAAGAGTAACCCTACTCTAGGCATAGTGAAAAAATGGAGCTATTTAGATGAACAGGTAGACCTTGCGAGAAACAGTAAGGCAGATAGAATTTTTGTATTATGCAAAGATTTTAATATTAAGCAAAATAGCGCCCAGTCATGGCTCAACCTAGAGGCTTATGATTATAAAGCGGTGTACAACCTAGAAGACTTTAGAGGCGCTGTAGTGTTGGGTGCTGTAGACTTGTCTGAGACAACAGACCTAACAAGCGCTAAGGTGTTGATGATGAAACCAGAGGATAAGACAAAATATATTTATACAATGTATTTTATTCCTGAGAGTAAATTGGAGGACTCAGATGACCGCAACGCTGGCGCTAAATATAGTGAATGGGCTAGAGCTGGACTACTCACTATAACAGAGGGCAACGATATTGATTTAAGTAAAGTTGCTGACTGGTTTTATTCACTTTATAAAGATTATGGTATTAAATTGTGGCGCTGTGGCTACGATCAAAAGTTTGCAAAAGATTTTTTAAATCGTATGGAATACTACGGCTGGACAAAGGAAAATGACGAGCTAGAAATTATTTTACAAAATGCTCAGACTCTAAGTAACGCTATTAAACTATTAGAGTCAGATTTAACGCACCAGCTAGTTAACTATAATGATAATGATATAGATAAATGGTGTTATAAAAATGCTTGTTTACAAGTTGACAAGCTAGGACAGTGTTTAATTATCAAAAATGAGAGAAGTAAACGTATTGACGGTGCTGTGTGCAACGCTATTTTATACGAAATGTATAGAAGACACAGGACAGAATGGCAACAAATGATAGGAGGTGTAAAATAAATGGGTTGGCTTTCAAATCTCTTTAAAAAAGAGAACCCTAAAGAAAGTAAATACGCTGAGCTTATGAATGGGTACGCTCCTATTTTTAGCCAGTTTGGCACAAATATATATGCTAGTGATGTAGTGCAGCAAGCTATTAACTGTATTGCTAGCGAGATAAAAAAACTCAGACCAGAACACGTTAGAAAAAAAGGTCAGGACGTAGTACCTGTAAATGATGACTTACAGAGAGTGCTGGACAACCCTAACCCATTTATGACTACAAGTGATTTTTTAGAGAAAATAACGTGGTTGCTTTTTCTAAATTATAACGTATTCATTATACCTACCTACTATAGATGGGAAGAAAACGGCATAGAGCATAGGCGTTATGAGGGGCTTTATCCTATCTTGCCTAGTCAGGTTGATTTTATCGAGGACGCCAGCAATCGGCTTTATGTAAAGTTTTATTTTAACAACGGTCAAAGCTATACAGTTAAGTATAGTGACGTTATCCACATTAAGTATAGATACTCTGTTAATCAGTATATGGGTGGTAACGAAAATGGTCAGCCAGACAATGAGGCGTTATTAAAAACGCTCGACCTTAACCACCAGCTTTTACAAGGCGTGGCTGCTGCTATGAAATCAGCGTTTGCTATAAATGGCGTTGTTAAGTATCAGACTATGCTGGATGACGGCAAGACAGAGCTAGCACTAAAGGAGTTAGAGGCTAAGCTAAAGAAGTCAGAAAGTGGCTTTTTACCGTTAGACCTTAAAGCTGAGTATATCCCTATCAAAAAGGATATAAAGCTAGTGGACAAAGACACGCTAGAGTTTATAGATAGCAAGATACTTAGACATTATGGCGTTTCTCTTCCTATCCTCACTGGCGATTATACTAAAGAACAGTATGAGGCTTTTTACCAGAAGACCTTAGAGACATTGATTATAAGTTTATCGCAAGCCTTTACAAAAATTCTATTCACACCTACAGAGTATGGACATGGTAATAGAGTTGAATTTTATGCGAAAGACTTAATATTTATGAGTGTTGACCAAAAAATACAAATGCTCAAAGAGTTAGCACCTACTGGCGCTCTGCTTGAAAATGAAAAAAGAGTTATGTTTGGGCTAAGACCATTAAAAGAGCTGGAGGGCAAGAGGTTTATGAGCCTCAACTGGATAGACGCCAACAATGCTAATCAATATCAAGTTGGAAATGATACAGGAGGTGGAGACAGTGGAGTATAAGAATACAACAAGCCTTATAGTACAAAGGGCATATAACTTTGAAATTAGGGCAGAGAATAACGAAAAAAATGGAGACTACATAGAGGGTAGACCTATTGTATATGACGTTAAGACAGATTTAGGTTATTTTGATGAGGTTATCGTAGCTGGCGCTTTAAATGGCACAGACCTTAAAGACGTAAGATTTTTAGTAAATCACAATACAGACATGATACCTCTTGCACGCAGTAGAAATAATAACGAAAATTCTACAATGCAATTAAGCCCAGACAAAGAGGGTATGGCTATTAGAGCTAATTTAGACACTGTGAATAACACAGACGCACGTAACTTATATAGTGCTGTTGGACGTGGTGACGTTTCTGGAATGTCATTCATGTTTACAATAGATGAGGAACGCTGGGAGGACTTAGATACAGACCACCCTACACGCTATATTTTAAAAATTGGTAAGGTTTTTGAAGTATCAGCCGTGACGTTTCCAGCTTATGAGGCTACAGAAATAAGCGCAAGGGACAAAGAGGCGCTGGAGAGCGCTAAAGCTACACTGGAGAGTGTACGCAGTCGGTCACTGGATAGTGATAAAGAGGCTCTGGAGCTTGCAAAGGCTAAGATTGCTACATATTTTTTTTAGAGAAGTAGTATAGAAAACTATATCTAGGAGGTAATTAAAAAATGAGAAAATTTTTAATGGAACTTATCGCAAGAAAGAAAAACGAAATGGCAGAACTCAGAAAGAAAGCTGACGCCTCAGAAGACGTTAAGGAAGTGAGAGCTTTAGGCGAGACTTTAGCAACTCTCAGGGATGAAATTAACGCAGCTGAGCAGCAGTTAGCTAAGTTAGATGAAGATGAGGACGGTCAGGGTGCAGATGGCCAGGCTGGAGCTGACACAACAGGTACAGAGCGCTCTGGTGTTCCTGTTAATGCTGAGTTTAGAAATGGTCAGGTAGTCGGTAGCTTTGCTATGGGCGCACCACAGACAAGAGCAGCAACACCAGACCTATATGACACATTAGAGTATAGACAGGCATTTATGGAGTTTGTGTGCCGTGGCACTGCTATGCCAGCAGAGCTTAGAGCTGACGCTGTAACTACAACTGGAGATACTGGCGCTGTAATTCCTACAACAATCTTAAAGGAAATTGTCCAGAAGTTAGAGTCTTATGGTAATGTTTACGCTTTAGTGCGCAAATTAAACATTCAGGGTGGTGTAGCTATTCCTATCTCAGACCTTAAGCCAGTGGCTAATTGGATTGGAGAGACAACAGCTAGTGAAGATCAGAAGTTAAGTGCTAAGAGTTCTATTACATTCTCTTACTTTGGTGTTGAGTGTAAGATTGCACAGTCTCTATTAGTTAATGTAACTACTCTGGACGCTTTCCAGCAGATGTTTGTACCTTTAGCAACTGAGGCTATCGTTAAGGCGCTTGAAATTGCAATCTTTAACGGTGACGGTGTAAATAAGCCTTTAGGTATCACAAAGGACACAAGAGTACCAGCTGAAAATGTAATCACTATGACACATGAGGAGTTTACAAGCTGGTCAGGTTGGCACAAGAAAGTTAAGGCAAAAATGAAGAAAGCCTATAGAAAGGGAACTTTCTTTATGAACCAGTCAACTTTTGATGGCTATATTGACGGTATGGTAGACGTGAATGGACAGCCAGTAGGACGTACTAACTACGGTATCAATGGTGAAGAGACTTATAGATTTATGGGTAAGGATGTTGAGACTGTAGAGGACGAGTGTATAGCTGCCTATGATGACGCTGCTGAGGGTGATGTAGTAGGTGTGTTCTTAAAGCCTACAGACTACGGTATTAACTCTAATATGCAGCTGATTGTAGTTAAGTGGACAGATCATGACACTAACAAGGTTAAGAATAAGGCTATCTTAGTCTGTGACGGTAAGCTAATTGACGCTAACGGTGCTCTTATTATTAAGAAAGGCGCAGCAGTTAGCGCATAAGTAGGAGGTTAATAACATGGCTGACATATTGACTAAGGTTAAAAGCGCATTAGGTATTACAGGCACATATCAGGACGAGACACTTAACGTCTATATTGATGAGGTAAAAGATTATATGTTAAACGCTGGAGTAGCTGAGAGCGTTGTTAACTCTGATATGTCAGCTGGTGTTATAGCCAGAGGTGTAACAGACCTCTGGAATTATAACGGTGGCGCTGGTAAGCTCTCAGATTATTTTTATCAGCGAGTAAGTCAGCTGGTCTATAAATCAGCTGTAACTACTGAGGAGGTGGCTACAGATGAGCTATAGACCTAGTGAGCCATTTACTACGCCTGTAGAGTTGTTTAATGTTAGCGAGATAAAAACCATTAGAGGCGTTGACGTGCCTACATATTCAAAAAAGGGCGAGATTATAATGTGTAGTTTTAAAACCTATGGAGGTACTGAGACAGTCGTTAATGGCGTCATATCGACCATTTCAACCGCTAACATAGAAACATGGTACAGACCAGACATAACAAGCTCTAGCCGTATTAAATTAGGCTCACAGACTTATGAGATAATGGGAGACCCTGAGGACATAGAGCAGCGTCACCAGTTTTTAAAGTTTAAGGTTAGGAGTGTTAGAGGTGGCACGTAATAGAATTGGTTTACAAGTTAAGGGGTTTGAGGAGTATATGGCTAAGCTAGATGAGGTGGGCGGTTCGCAAGCTATGAAGAGAGGCGTAGAGAGCGCCTTAAAAGCCTCTAAGGAATACGTTAACCCTCAAATAGAGGCTTGTATGTCAAAGCTACCAGCTGGCGGTAGATATTCTACAGGAGATACAAAACGTTCTATTGACAAAGATATGAGCGTGGAGTGGAACGGTACGACCAGTAGTATAAAGGTGGGCTTTGACTTTGCTAAGTCAGGCTTAACAAGTATCTTTCTAATGTACGGTACACCTCGACATAATCCAGTAGTAGGCTTAAAAAATGCCATTTATGGAAGTAGGACACAAAAAGAAATAGCCGAGCTGCAAGGTGAGGCGTTAGATAAAGTCATTAAGAGAATTATGGAGGGGTGAAACATGGATATTTTACTAGAAAAAACGCTGGAGGCTTTAGGGTATCCAGTTAGGTTACAGGGTAGCTTTAAACCGCAAGAGGAATATCCTGATCACTTCTTTACATATTGGAATGACTCAGCTGACGGCAGCAGTTTTTATAGTAATAAAGAAAACGCTGTAGTGTGGCAGTATAGCCTTAACTTTTACAGCATTGACCCTGAGTTAGTAAGCAATATTTTTACAGTCATTGAAGATAAGCCCACGGCTAAGTCTTTGCTGTTGAGTGAGGGCTGGGTAGTTAGTGGCGCTGGTCATTCTGTGGTGAGTGATGAGCCAACGCATACAGGTAGAGGTATTACTGTTTTGTTCCGTCAGCAACAATAATTTTTTTTAGAAAGAAAGTATAGAAAACTATATCAAGGAGGTAAATAAAATGTCGGAAACAAGAGAGTACAGAGGTATTAGAAACTGGGTAGCAGCTGAGGTACTTACTGATACTGCTGATACATTTGAGTGTGGCGCACCGTTTGCGGTGGCTGGAGTGGCTAAGATTAGTAGAGCTACCCCAACCAGTAGCGAGGCTCATTATTATGACAACGCACCAGCTGTAGTAATCGACTCAACGAGCGCTGATGAAATCTCTATAGAGGCGTCAGCTATTCCACTGGATGTATTCGGCAAGATAACAGGTCAGGTTTATGATGAGTCAAAAGCCATGCTTATTGAGGGTGAGCGTGAGAGCAAATATTTTGCAATCGGCTACATTACTAAGTTAACAGATGGTACTGAGGTATATGTATGGAGGCTTAAGGGCAAGTTTAACGTGCCAGATAGTGAACATGGTACAGAAAATGACGGTACAGACGCAACAGGTCAGGTAGTAACTTATACAGGCATTAGTACTAATCATAAGTTTACTAATGGCAAGGTGGCTAAGGCTGTCAATGTTAACGCTAAACTTAATACAGCTGTTACAGAGACAGAGTTTTTCACAACAGTACAGACCCCTGACACAGTACCAGCTATCGCAGCTTAAATTTAATAGAGGTGGACTACTCCACCTCTTATTTTAAAGGAGGAAATAACACTATGCAGTTAGTTTTAAATATTTATGATCCAGAGACAAAGGTAATAGTTAAGCAGTACACAGTAGAGTCTATTGATATTCTTTATGGTACTTTTGAGGACATTATAGAGGCTATTGATGAAAATAAGCTTGATGACAATATGGAGTTAGCCAAGGTTATTTTGGTTTCATTGAAGAAAATCAAACCGCTGTTAAAACAGGTCTTTGTAGGCTTAACAGATGAAGAGCTTAAGAACGCAAAAGTAAAGGAGCTTATACCCTTATTTATCAATATTATCAAAGGCATGATGAGCGAGTTTAAGAGCTTAGGTGATGGCTCAAAAAACTAGATGAGGGTAGCAGTAGCCTACCCATATATGAGAGTTTATTTGACTTAACTGTGACTCTCTGTGAGCGTTTCCCTGACCTTAACCCTATCAAGGTTAGAAAGTACCCAGCCCATGAAGTTTTTTTATTGATAAAGAGACTTAATAGGCATAACAGGCGCTCAAAAAGCACAGGCACAAGTGATAAGGATATTATTTGGAAACCAGCCAGTGATGACTGGGTGTGATAAGGAGGTGAGACTATGCCAGAAAATGAAACAACCACCAAATTTAAAGTCGATATATCAGAGCTTAAAAAGGCTATGCAAGAGGCTAAGCGTTCTGTAGCTGTAGCTAATAGTGAGTTTAAGGCTGTTAGTTCATCTATGGATGATTGGACTAAATCAAGTGAGGGCATTAGCGCTAAGCTTACTCAGTTAAGCAGCAACCTTAAAGCACAGAGGACTATATTAAGTAGCTTAGAGGCTCAGTATGAGGCTGTAGTAAGGGAACAGGGCGAGGGTTCTAAGGCTGCTGATGACCTTAGAATTAAAATCAACAATCAAAAGGCTGTTATTAACAATACTGAAAAAGAAATTAGTAAGTATAATGACGCTTTAACAGAGGTGGTTAAAGCTGAAAAGACAGCAGCTAAGACAGGGCAAGAAGTGGCTGAGGTCTTAGAAGATATGGGTAAAGAGGCTGAGAGCGCAGAGGATGGGTTTACAGTCCTTAAAGGTACTATAGCTACGTTTGCTGGTAACGTCCTAACTAGCTTAGTGGGTAGTGTAAAAAACGCTGCCAGCTCCCTATTAGGTTTAGGCGAGGCTACCAAAGAATATAGAAATCAGATGAATAAACTGGAGTCAGCGAGTGAGGACGCTGGTTATAGCGTAGACTATGCCAAGGAAAAGTATACAGACCTTTATAGCGTGCTGGCCGATGAGACAGCAAGTAACACAGCTGTATCTAATTTTATGGCTATAGGTGCAAGCGAAAAAACGCTTAACAGCTTATTAGATAGCTCTATAGGCATATGGGCTAAATTTGGTGACTCTATACCTCTTGACGGACTGGCTGAGGCTATCAACCACACAGGTAAATTAGGCTCTGTACAGGGCAATTTAGCAGACGCTTTAGAGTGGAGCGGTATAACTGTAGATGATTTTAACGCAGAGCTTGAAAAGTGTAATACTGAGCAGCAAAGACAGGAGTTAATAGCTGATACTCTTAACGGCTTGTATGGTGATTTATCAAAGAGCTATAAAAGTAATAATAAGAGTATCATAGAGGCTAATAAAGCTAATGCTGCCTATACTGATACTGTGGCAGAAATGGGCGCTAAGATCGAGCCTGTTACTACAGCTGTTAGAAATGGGTTTAATGGTGTCCTTGAAAAGATAATGGAGCTTATAGGTGATGTTGATATGTCAGGCTTTACCTCTGCCATTGAGTCAGCTTTTAAAGTGTTGATAGATGACGTTTTACCAGCTGTTAAAAATGGCTTTGGTTGGATTATTGACAATAAAGACGTAATAGTAGCTGGATTAGCTGCTATAGCTGCTGGCTTTATAGCTTTTAAGGTTGCTAGTATTATTCAGGCAGCAACCGCAGCAATGCAAGGCATGACTATAGCACAGTATGCGCTTAATTTAGCCATGAGCCTTAACCCTATAGGTATTGTCATATCTTTAATAGCTGCTTTGGTTGCTGCTATAGTTGTATTGTGGAATAAATCAGAAGATTTCCGTAATTTCTTTATAAATTTATGGGAGGGTATAAAAAATACTATAGGCGTTGTAGTAGACGCTATAGCTGGCTTTTTCTCTGATTTATGGACAGGTATACAGTCAATATGGAGTACTGTAAGCACATGGTTTAATGACAATGTAATACAGCCGTTAAAAGACGTATTTAGCCCTATAGTAGAGTGGTTTACTGATTTATTTATGAGCATATATAATACGCTGTCAGATATTGTATCAAATATCATAGCTATAGTGCGTGGCGTATGGCTCACGATTAAGGCAATATTTGAACCTGTGTTCAAGTGGTTTAATGATAATATCATTCAGCCAGTCTCAAAGGTCTTTTCTGGCTTGTGGAACGGCTTGAAAGATGGAGCTAAAGCAGCGTGGAACGGTATAAAGTCAGTCTTTTCTAGTGTTGCTAATTTTTTTGGTAATATCTTCTCTGAGGCGTGGTCTAAGGTAAAAGCTGTCTTTAGTATTGGCGGTAAAATTTTTGACGGCATAAAAGATGGTATTGTATCAGCTTTTAAGACTATCGTTAATGGTATTATTAAGGGCATTAACAAGGTGGTAGCTGTACCATTTGACGGTATTAACTGGGCACTCAAAAAGATCAAAGGCATTAGCATTATGGGAATTAAACCGTTTGACTGGATAAGCACTATAGGCGTGCCACAGATACCTCTATTAGCTAAAGGTGGAATAGTTAGCCGTGCTACTCAAGCTATTATAGGTGAGGCTGGTAAAGAGGCAGTATTACCGCTTGAAAAAAATACAGGCTGGATGAGACAGCTGGCAGCAGACCTTGTAAGAGAAATGGGGCTAGGTGTGGTTAATAATTCAAGTACAAGCGTAGGTAACACTACAGTACATAACCATTTTAACCAGACTATTAACAGCCCTAAGCAGCTTAGTAGAGTTGAATTATATAGACAAACTAAAAACCTGTTAGGTTATGCTGGAGGTGGTAGATAATGTATGAGCTTAAAGTTAAAAATCATATAGATGAAATCCTTAACCTTTCTACTCATAGTGGTTATGAGGTGTATAAGATTGATGGCTTACAGCCTCCAGCTGTGAATATTAACAGGTCTAAAAATGCCACCTCAGACGGTGATACTGTTAATAGTATGAGCGCCAACAGTCGTAATATAGTTATTTATATAGCTATAAAGGGTGATGTAGAAACAAATCGTATTAACTTGTATAGGTATTTCCCACTTAAAAAGACTATTGAGCTTTATTTTAAAAATGGTACTAGAAACGTACATATAGAGGGGCTTGTAGAGTTAATTGAGTGCGATATATTTACAAATATGCAAGTTGCACAAATTAGCATTATCTGCCCTCAGCCTTATTTTAAAGACGTGACTGAGCTTGTTAGCTATTTCAACGAAATAAGCGCCCTGTTTACATTTCCTTTTTCTATTGCTGCTAGTGGCATGGAGCTTAGTACTATTACAACAAATATACGTAAAGCAATAATTAACACTGGAGACGTAGATACAGGGCTAATAATATCATTATACGCTATAGGCGAGGTTGTTAACCCTGTCATATATGATGTATTTAATCGTACACACATTAAACTCAATATTACTTTAAAGGCTAGCGATCAGGTAATCATTAACACGAATGTTGGTAAAAAGTCTATAACACTTATACGAGATGGCAGCAGTATAAACATAATGGGCTATATGCAGCCTGATTGTAAATGGTTAACGCTGGCAGTTGGTGACAATGTATATACATATGACGCTGATAGTGGCGTATCTAATATGCAACTGACATTTAGCACAGCTTTATTATATGGAGGTGTATAAATGGTTATTCATATATTAGACCCCTCTTTTACACTTGTAGACGTGATAGACGATTATATAAGCGTGATTTGGAGACCAGCCTATTATGATATAGGAGATTTTGAGCTATATATTAACGCAAGCTCTAAGGCTGTAGAGGTGTTAAAAAATGGTTATTATCTTGTAAGAGACAGTGATATAGTACTGGATGAGGCTAATAACGTTACATACAAAAATGTAATGATTATTAAAGGTGTTAAGTTAGATACTGACGCAGAAAATGGAGACCACTTGACCTATACAGGCAGAGAACTTAAGTATTTATTACACCAACGTATAGTATGGCAGCAGACCAACCTCACAGGAGACACAGAAGAGGCTATAAGAAAGTTAGTAACTGATAACGCTATTAGTCCAGCAGACACAAATAGAACGATACCAGCCTTAACACTAGGCGCTACGGCTGGCTTGCTTGACACGATAAATAAACAGGTAACAGGTGACTATTTAGACAAGGCAATTATAGACATATGTACGGCTTATGATTACGGCTGGGAGATTTATATATATAATACCTCTCTTGTATTTAAAATATATGCTGGCGTGGATAGGTCACATAGTCAAACTGCTATACCTTATGTCGTGTTTAGTGATAATTTTGATAATATTCTTAACTCTGTGTATGAGCGTAAAAGTGAGGATTACGCTAATTGTGCGCTTATAGGTGGAGAGGGTGAGGGCAAAGCACGTATTTTTGATAAAATCAATAATACTATAGCTGGACTTGATAGGTTTGAAACGTTTGTGGACGCTAGAGACATAAGCCAGAATAAAGACAGTGAGGACGAAATAGCGTTAGATGATTATTTAATATTACTGCAAGAGCGAGGGATGGAAAGACTAGCCGAGTTGTCCATGACTGAGGGCTTTAGTGGGGAAATATTAAGCGATATGACTTTTAAATATGGCGTAGATTTTTATTTAGGTGATATTGTTACAGTTACAA